CATCTTACTCTACTTCCTCTTCAGTGTCAACATCTTTTTCTTCTATTTCCGGTCTCTCTAGTGCCTCAAATCGATCCATAGCTACCTCGGCTTCCTCGTCAAGACGGGCCTTTTCAATGTCCCAATCTAGGCCCATAAACTCAACTTTAGTTTGCTTGCTCAACCAATCAACTCCCTTGAGGGCGTTCATCTTGTCTTCTTTATCGTCAGGGGTAGTACGGTTAAATGTGATTGTCAAATCCCCGATCTCAGAGACGCTTTTCAAGTTCATCAGAAAGTCAAGCAATCTCTTTCTCTTGTCAGCTCCCTCGCGGTATTTCTTCTCGATCTTGTTTGACTCCATATCCATGTCGAAGAGTCGAGTCCTGAGAGCCTTAGCGCTTGCCTCACCACTTGACGAATTGGCGTTATACCAATCTATAACATGTGAGTGCTTGTGAATTTCATTTATTAGCAGCTCAGAAACGTATTGTCTAAACTCTGCTGAAATATCCTTCGTTATATATTCGGCTCGGTCTTCGGTCTTCATATCCTGCAACACTTTCCATTCGTCCATGTGTGCAAGCTCTTCATCGGCTACACTTTTGCCTAATACCAAGATAGCATCTACGAGCCTTTCAACCTCGTTGGCATTACCGGTCAGGATAAAGTCAAGGGCATCTATATAGGGAATAACGACGTGAAAAGGGCTTTGATTATTGATAATGCTTGAGTTATAAACTACCACCGGGCATTCAGAAAACAGCAGGGGTTTAACGTCAAGACCGTCAACTTGTCTCGATATTAGCTTCCCGCTTTTCATATAGAAATACTGCCATTCATCTGAATAGATAACATCTATAATATAGTCATAGTCATCAGACTGAGACTCTACAATCCTAATACCACAAAACAAATCTGCCTCGACATTGCTGTCGTATATGAGCATCCATTCAAGCGGGGAGAATGAACTAAATTTAATATCGGTCTTTTTGGGATCACCTACTGTGTAGACAAGCTCAACCCCACGATTGAAACACAATGAGTTTATACCGGTTTGCATATCCTTAACATCAGCATTATTCTGCTCTAATATCTCATTGAACGCTATCGAATAATTGTCATCTACGTCTTCGACACCCTGGTACTGTATGTTTGAAAACATATAACCGGCCATTGTATCAACAACCGTTGAATAGTAAGATGTCGGAACATAATTGTTAGGGGTCTTCCCGCGCCACTGCCTATCACCAACACGCCGTACAAGTTCATAGTTATCACCGGCATAATAAGACCGGTATTTTTTTAAAAGCTGATAAGTACCACTTTTCAGATACCCTGAAATCAATTCCTCAAGATATTTATTATCGATTTTATCTTCTGATTCCCAAACTATTTTTGTTAATTCCATTATTGCCGCCGTATTTTATTATCGAAAGTTTTGATCTTCCGAGGCCTTCTAAGCTATATCGTAGTGCATCTATTATGTGATTATTCTTGTCTTCGGGAACCGTGAAAATCTCGTCAGTCTTGGGGTCTGTTTTCCATTTGTAATTTTGAAACTCTTCAATGGTATGTTTGCATGAAGGATGTATAAAAACCTTGTCAAAGCCCCTGATTAACTCGATACCGTCTTCAATAGAGCCTTTGCCTTTCTTGGCTCCCCTGATATTATAGCCCCTGTTTCTAAGGTAACTTATTGTCTCGGGTCGTGCTGAATCAGCGATAATAACGGCTTGTCTTATTACAGGGATTGCATCCAGGAAAGCAGGCATTTTGTCGATTTCCGTGTGTAGATCGTAAGCTTCATGCCGTATGTATAAAGTATTCCCAACAACATAGCTGGCAATGCAAGCATTAGGATCAACACTAAAGCCAAAATCAAGGCCCAGGTTCCATTCTGCTCTTTCAGGGGTTTCAACATCGTCTATCTCCCATTTCTTGTAAAAGATTTGAGCCTCAGAATGGACAACACACTGACCTTCCCATATATGCAGATACTTATCGTAGTCGTTCTCGTAGTCCTGGTCCATCAGCAATCTTAGTTCATCAGTAAACCACTTATTGTCAGTCCAATTTGCAAGACATTTGACAGTGTCAGGCCGGTCTTTTAACACAAAATCGACATATACAGGGTCTTCATTATTGGTAGGGTTGAGCGTAAAGAATATCTTTGACCCCGCTTCCCTGATTGTAGGCATTAAGATGTCAAGTGATGTTCTCGATATATACTGAGCTTCCTCGACCCAACAAATAGTAATCTTATTCAGAGACTTGACACTTCCCATCGACTCTTTTTTAAGACCTTTAAACAGAAACTCAGTCCCGTTTTCATGCCGTATATACTTATCTGTTATGGTATACCCTGGGATTTCATAAAGCTCAATTACATCTTTTAAAAGACTATGGACAGAATCAGCTATTGAATTTTGGAACTCTCTACAGCACAGAATACGGTGAGTTGAAAGAGATCCCTCATAGGCCAATATTCTAGCAATCGTTTCACTCTTCCCGCTTCCCCTGCCTCCATAAACACAAAGGACACGAGTGGTTTTCTTAATTGCTTGCTCAATCTTCTTGACTATCTGTATCTGCATCAATTCCAATTATAGAAAATTGAGTGGCGACATTGCCAGAGTGCTCAATCATCTGTTTTTCTGAGTACCCGTAGTTCGTGGCAAGATTGAGCTTAGCAATACTCGGGTTGGCCTCTCCCTTCAGTGCAGCTTGATTGAGTTCATCTTCACACCTCAATTTGGCCCGACCAATTATGTAAGAATATTGTTCTTTTTGCGCATAATCATATAAACTTTGACGGGAGGCAAAGCCGAGGGAGTAGGCAAGACCGCTTTGTATGGGTATATCTTTCTTTATAACACACTCATTAAAGTAAGCCTCTACAGCTTCTTCTAGTTCTTCGGGGCTTTCATATTTTGGAGGTCTGCCGGCCATTATTTTTCCTCTGTACAGACAAGTACAGTTAAATTAACTACTGCCACTCTACACCACAGCGTTTAATCTGTCAAGCATTTTATTAAATTCTTTAATACTTTGCTAAAAAAATACCCGCTTTTACACGGGCGTTTTATATGAAACTAAAGTTTTACGTGCTCTCCTATAATTTTACACATACCAATATCGCTAAACCGAGAATCAATATTGTCATTATATCCATCACAAACACCATACCCATCATCAAAAATAGCATCTCTGAGATGCAACCGGTGAAATACATGCCACAAAAGCCTTGCCTCCTCCGGCGTTTCAAGCGTTATCTCAAGCGTAAACGGTGTAAATTCAACGTCTTTTTCGACTTCTTTTACTTTCATTTTTCCTCCTTAAACCTGCAACCGGTCAATTACGTCTTGTATGTCCTCCGACAAATAGCTAAGTCTATCTGACTCCGCAACAATTTTTTCAACTGCCTGTGAATCTGATTCAGCTGGACACTCAGGTTCACACAGTGCTGTAGCTGGTTCTAAAACACTCATTACGTAACCGAGTCTTCCCGCTAACTCGTTGAATTTCTCGTTAACGTCACCTATACGTTTTTGTAATACAACAATCTTTGACTCTAAAACATTGGTTTCTACTGGTACAGTTTTCATTTTTTCTCCTTAAATATACGTTCAAATTTATTGTAGCACTCGTCACACACATTGATAACCCTTGAACTTGTTCTGTTTTGGCACAGCTTGCAAAAGTTAACATCACCCAAAGCCAGAAAACCCGGGTTGTTAATTTGATGCCGTTTTTGTATCAGCAAATCAGCTACATATTGACCCGTCTTCAGTTCATGTTTTAACTCATAAGCCGCTTTTCTGTATTCGGCAACAGTGTTCTCAACATCGCCTAACCATTTATCTAAATTTTCTAAGGTTGCGCTCACAGGTAAACCACCAACTACATGTTTTATAAACATATCCTCAGCTTTGTCAAGTATTGTTTTCTTGATATACCCGTAGCATTTGGCTTCCTGGACAGCAAAATGCAGTTCGACATCGCTTATAGCGCCCGTTCCCATGGTCAGCGTAATACAGTCGATGTATTCCTGTTCGTTCTCAAATATTGGTTTCATTTATTTTTCTTGTTTACTATGTAGGTTGTGCATATTCCCTTGAATATACCGCTAAAAGCCATTATCAGGATAAGCATACCTATAAAGTGCCAGAAACTACTGAAT